GTATTACTTACATTGATTGTTCTGTAAGTATTTTCATCCAATAAACTAATTTGAGCTCTAGCTTCTGTACCTAAAGATGAAGTAGAAAATCCACCTCTAAAATCTATAATTGATGTGTTTGAAAATATTGCTGGGTCACGGAATCCAAAACCACCATTAGATACGATAATGTCAGGAATACCACCTTGTGTTGTTTCACCAACATAAGCAATTGCGCCAATTGGAGTATTTGATGCAGGATTTAATCCACCAACAATCGTAACAGGGTCACCTTGATATCCAGTTACTGCATCATAAGGATTGTAAAATAATCCTCTATTATTTGGATCAATTTGTATTTCTGAAAGAGAACCTATCAAACGACCGGTAACAGTTACATCTACAGTACCATTATTGTATGTAGAACTAATAATTTCTCCGGTAGAAAAATTTTTATCAATGTTAGAGATATAAAGCTCTATATAAGAAACACCTAGTTGTCGGTCAACAGAACGATTAACTTTTTCAACAAGAGCTGTAGCTTTTGATGTTAATCCAGTTATTAAATTCTTTTCTATATTAAAAATATTATTATCATTAGTATCAATACGAAGAGCTAAAGGCAAAACCCATTTGCCGTCAGAAGCTTTTAGAATATCGTCTTTAGGATAATAAATTTCAATTTCTTCATTATATAATGCTCTAAATAAAAACTTTAATGAATTTGGTGTTCCTTTTGATGAGTAAAAATTATTTACTAATTTCAAAAACTTTCTTTTATCTAATGCAATAGATTCTGGAAAATAAGGAAGAAATTCTTGTTTTATTTGTTCAATATAGTAGTCTGTGGCCAAATCAACGTTTTGAGCATATTGAACTTCGTCAGAAGCTTTAACTGCATTACCACTTTGTTCCATCCATTCATAGTATTTTTCTATAAAAGTAACAAATGTAGGATATTCACCACGAATAAATTCAGGTAATTGTTGAGTGACCAACGGAGAAATTAATAAATTGCTCATGAAGTTTTAATTGTTTTTACAGCAATACTTGTTGGGTCAGATTCATCCAATACTAACATTTTATTTAATTTGGATTCTATAATATTAATCTTTGGTCTGAAATGAATCATAATATCTTTAAAGTTATTATTAACATCAGTTGGTTTGAAATCTTGTAATGTAATTTTACCTAAAACATAATCAATTGTTCCGGCAACACCATTATTTCGGTTTTTGTTAATAACAACTTTTGTGTTTTGACTAGATACTTCATCTAATTTATAATAGGCTATACGCAATTGACCAAAACGACCTTCTAAAACAGCTGATGCGGCCGCCAACAAACCACCACCTCCAGTTATTTGAATGGCAGCTGAAGTATAACCAACACCTGGATTTGTAACAGTAACTTTACTCAATTTACCATTAACTATTGTAGCTATTGCAGTAGCACCTTCACCATCACCAACAATCGTTACTGTTGGAGTTGATGTGTAATTGTAACCAGGATTTGTAACTGTAATAGATTCAATACCACTAAATGATGATGGAATTTCTTCAAAGAAACAACTACGAGTTGCACCATCTTCATCAACCATACTAAATGTTGGTGAAGAATAGAAATTATCGTAAGTTGTTCCTCTTTCTAATTCAAAACCATAATCTAAAGTGTAGTTACCAGAATTAATTAAATCGGGAATAAATCTTTTTCCAACAAATAATTCAATTTCATTAGATACTATAGATTTATTATAATTATCAATTAGTCCTTCTAAATTTGAATAACGAAACAATGTATTAAATTTATTTAATTCTGTGTCACAAAATGTTTGTACCAAAGATTTAACACCTGTTTGAATATCACTTTCGGTTTGTGTTGTTTTTGTTGGGTCATAGTATACTGCTGCTTCAATTTTTAAGTAATTATAATCAACATCAACAATTTCTGGAGTTACCGTCATAATACTAATAGGTTTTAAGATAGTATCTTTAACAAATTCTTTTTCTGTTTCAGTAACTTCAAAACCAAGTCTAGGTTTAGCCGCAACGAATACTTTACCGTAAATTGGTGGGTCATTTTCTTCACCACCCCAAACGTTCACAGCCTCAAAAGCTGGATATTTTTGTTGAATCAATTTAATGTAATCATTCTTGGTTACGGCACGATTTTGAGATAAGAAATTTAGTGGTGCTGCATATTTAATTTGGTCAACAGTTTCTCTATCAGCACCACCGGATGCTGATGAAATTGAGTTTATAGTAATATTTGTAAAACCACTTAAAGATGATGTTGCAACAAAGTTATTGGCTCTATTAGCTGCAGTTGAATTGGTAGTTAAATATGTTGCCGTTATGTAAGCACCGTCAGGTAATTTTTTACCTAAAATATTATCACCAAAATAAAATTGATATGTACCATTCAAACCTTCTTGTAAATAATAAACTTCAGAAGATACACCAACAGTTAACACATCTTGTGCTTTACTATAAACAGAAACTTCTGTGTTTGAAATAGATGGGCGAACAGAAATAGTTAATGTGTTGGTATCAATGTTTTGTTCAGGAATATCAAATATTTGTTTTGGATTTGAAGATTGACTGTGTGTATAATTGTAAGTAACAAACTCGCCTTCATATATGTTTAGGTTTGAAAACACAAAATTGTTTGCTGTTTTTTGTACCGTAACATCACTCAGTGTTACAAAGTTATAAGCTTGATTGTCAATTTGATTGGATAAAAATTGAAAACCTTTAGGCATTGTCAATGAGCCTGGTGTTGAACTTCCAGAATCTACAATAACATTAACTGTGGCTCTTGGAGCTGCACTTGAACGAGGAGTATATCCCATTTTTTTAGCATGAGATACAACAGAATTTCTTAACATAGCTGAATCTAAAAATGATTCATTAGCAACCATATTCAAATAATATGAATTATAGTGTGTGTTGTATGCTAAAATATCTAATAAAATATTAAGACCAGAACCTTCAAAATCATAGTCTTGAAATTCTGATTGTTGTTTTAAAAAGTTTTTAAGATTAGTTTTGATTGTATCAAAATCAAGACTAGTTACATTTAAGCGGTCAGCCATTTTATCTTACTCGTTCTAAGAAGAATTGTATAGTTATTGGTTCGGTTCTATTGATAATGTAAAATTCCATACCCACACTGAAAGCATTATTATCAAAATTAGGAGAAACATTTATTGAAGTAAGTTTCACTCTTGGTTCAAAATTTGTTATTGTCTGTTCTATTTCTCTGGAAATTGCAGAAGCTGTAATATTGTCCATATTTTCAAATAACAATTTTTGTATATTTGACCCTATTTCTGGTTGAAATGGTTTTTCATAGTGATTCGTTAAAATCAAATTTTTAACTGAATTAATAACAGCCATTTCATCAACGTGTTTTGATACATCCTTTCTAACAGGATGTAACGTAAAATTTAAGTCTAAATCTTTATATTGTCTTGCAATATTTGTATTTACGGTTGCCATGTCTTATTTATGAGTTTAACCTGGTAAGAAGTTTATCTGAACCAATATAATTTTGAATTAAATTATTGGCTGTTGCTCCCATATTATTAAATTTACGAAGTTCATTGAAATCTTGTGAAACTTGGCGACTTGTATTATAATATATTTCATCGTTATTTCGTTTTTCAGCCAAAGTATTATCAATATTTTGTATGTTATTAAACATATCTGTAACCACAGTAGATGATAGATTTGAAGTTCTAACAAAAGGATCCGTTAAAGCATCAGTACCACCACCAGTTATGGTAATACTATTACTGATTGTTGTATAGTATGAACTTATATTTGAGTATAGAGAATTCAAATCTTCTTCAATGACAATACTTGTAAAGTTATTCATTATGGGTGAGTTGTTCTGAACACCCTCACTTTGATATGTTAAATACATCATTAATTGACCAGTAGCCATTGCTGTGTCGTAATGCGGTAATAATGCAGTATCTCTACCTGATGATGACGGTGAAGCTCCAACCGGAGTTACTCCAGAAATTCTGTTCGTATGTTCTATAAATTCTGTACCATTAAACCCAGCCACATTAGATGACAATGAATTGATGTTGGTGAATAATGTCGTTATTGCACCGGTACTTCCTTGAACAGCTGTTGTGTTTGTTGCTGGTACCGCAGATAGTAAAGATACTAATGTTCCACATACACTTATAATATCTGAAGTAACATTTGCAACAGGATTTTTAAAATATCCATTAACATCATCATTAGCCAAATCTTCAAATTGCCAATCATCCAATAATTTTGGAATGGCATTCATGTGCGATAACACATTATTTGAAAATTCTATAATTCCATTTGCACTCATAATAATCCTTAAACCATCGGTAAAATAGGTATACCAGTCATTCCTCTTGGAGCCGGATGAATGTGTGTTTTATATATTCCAGTATTTACCACATCAGTCATCATTATAGAGGTCATCAAACCAAATGTTCCTAGTGGTGCTTGCATACTAACAAGACTAGTGATTGGTCCCAATGAATACACACCCAAAGGACCAGCATAAACACCTGTACCGGCATTGATACGAGTTTCAGCTGAAATAATATCACCTGCTATTGAACCACCTACAACTAAGTCAGAAGATATTGTTACGTTATCGGCAGCTGCAATACGAACAGCACCACCAAAGTTTTCATTAGCAGTAATTGAAATATCTTCATCACCAGATATTGATATATCACCAACAACTCTCTGTTTCATTTTACCAGCAACTTCAAGATTATAATCACCTTTAACTGAATGATTAAAATCACCTAAAACTTGCATATTACAATCACCTTCAACAGTAATATTACAAGTTCCTTTAATTAAAACATTTTTGTTTTTAATGGTGATTTCATATCCGTCACCATAAACTTTATGCACTTCATCACCATTAGGGTGCATTTCAATAAAAGTGCCAGAACGATGTTGTAATCTAACACGCTCTCTCGCCGGTGTATCATCCATTTCAAATGAATGTCCAGATTCGGTAAGAGTAATATTGTTATATGGATAAACAGGTTGATAATCGGTATTGGCTGCCGATTCTGGTTCAGTCCATAAATTAATTGATGGTGGTTGATTCAATTGTGACATTAAGGTGCCTGTAATCCTGCCGTTACTGAAGATACTATATTATTACCACTTGTTGTGTAACTATTAATATATGTATTCGCTGAATTTACTTCAGCTGCATTTGTTGGTATTAGTAAACCAGTTGTTGCAGAATTCACAATAACTTGAGCACCAGCAACGGCTGCACTAGTTTTAGCAACCAAATCATAAGTTGCATTTACAGAATCTTTAGCCGCAGACAGAACCTCACTTATTTCAGACTGAGAACCACCTTCTTTTAGTCCAGATATTGTGTCTAAAAATATTTGGCCAACCAATTTTAACAATCTCTGTAAACAGTCATTCAACATTGTTAAAAATCTTTCAGGTAATCCTAATATCCAAGTAATCATTTCTCGTATTTTAACAATGTAGGCAAGAACATATTTTTCAAAATCAATAATTGGTTGTATAATTTCTTTTTGTATACGTCTTACTTCTCTAGCATAAGCCTTTAGTGTGTTTAATATCCACGAGTATTGACCAGTTGCATCTGTAAATCCTAAAGCTTTCATAACTGCACGAATAGCTTCACGAATCTGATTAGCTAAAGCTTTAGTGTATTGTTTTAGATTAATATTTTTTTGCATTTCTGAAATGAAATCACAAACGTGTGCAAGGTCTTTATTATTTTTATTAATCATTGTACCTTCAATGACACCACGACCAGCTCTTGCTATAACAGGTTCCAAATAAACAACAGTTTCAACTTCAGCTGGAGGTTTTGGATCCAAATTAATTTCAGATTGTTTACGTTCATCTCTCCAAGCTAAAGGTGATTCTGTATAAGGTACGGATGAAACAATACCAGGATAAACACCCATAATAACTGGCATCTGTCCATAATCACCATCTAAGAAATAACCAGCAACCCAATCACCTTCTTTTGGTAATGATATTGCTTTTGAACTGTTAACTGGAAGTAATATTTGTGCCCACGGTAAATCTTCAACTGGAAGTAAGTTCTTATTCTCATCATGCCAACCGATGATACGAACTTTACATCTTCCTAAATTGGCTGGGTCTTTTCGGTCAACAACGACTGCTGTCCACCAAACAAAACCATTTTTACCAGCAAAATCTTTTTCTATCATATCTCTTTTTTCATACTAGAATCGGTTGCAACTTCAATAATAGTTTCATGTTTATCAAATCTGATAATATGTCTTACACCTGTAATAATGTATTTACCACTCAATGTAGTATCAACCATATCAGATTTATTTTCTTCAACATATCTATGTGGCACTTCAATGTTAGCATTATTTCCAGAAGCCAATGAAAAATTACCAGGCATTGTAAGTCTTAATCTTTTTTGCATCAAGTTTGCAAATATAACTTTTCTTTGCAAAATATAATTATGTGTATCATCAATAATAGTAGATGATTTATTATCTTTTGATTTTAAATATGGATTTGTTTTTCTATCTTCTTGGAAAGGAAACAATGTTACCCTAGAATCATACATTTCTGTGGCCACTTTACCTTCTTTATTAAAGATACTGGTGTTCATAGAAACATCGTTTGCATGATTCTTTGTTAATTTATAAACATTATCAAAAGAAAAATTCTGTGTTGTTACTGTGCGTGTCAATGGGTCAAATCCAATAAACTTACCTGCATAAACACCACTCTTAACATTTTCTGCCATATTGAATTGAGAAATCACTTTCAAATCTCTAGCGCCATAAATTTCATTTTCTATATTTTCACCACCAGCTTGTTGTGATATATTTTTAACACCAACAGTAATGTTATAAAAAGCATCATAAGATAACAATGTAGCTAATGACATAAAATTATATCCCAACTGTGTTTGCCAAAATAGGTAATCTGGCGTACCTGAATTATTGATGGCAACTTTTGAAATATATTCTATAGCTTGAAATGGTGTTAAATTAGGTACAACATAAGTGTGTAATCCTTTTGTTGGTTCCATGTTAGCTATACCACTACGAGTACCATCTAAAATTGTTTCAAAAGGAACTTTAAGATGGTCATTTAGTATCTTAACAACCATATCATAGTATGTTCCTTTGTATGATTGTTTTAATTTTTTCTGTTCAGATAAAACAAATTCTTCTGAAACAAAATGTAATGTATATATTTCAGAACGTTGAGTTAATTCTTTTCTATCAGTTAATTTGTATATTACAAAACGTTTTTTGAAAAACATACTGTCTGAATTTTGTAAATCT